AACGCCCAAGTGAAATTTAAAACTTCTCCAAAGTTTTACTCAACACCATCGTAGATAGTATCTAAATAATATGAAGGATAGATGTTTATACCCATTGATATAAACAAATTCCTCATCCAATCACGATGTGTTGAACGGTGATATAAAAGCGAATAAGAATTGGCTATGTCCGTTGCATACTTATCATCCATATGCAGCAGATTGAAAGCGTGCTTGCCTTTATAAAGGGGTTCAACCCTACCGGCTTCCATGAACCTAAATCCACAGAATTCCGGTGCAATTTGGCTTTCTTTAACCACGCAATATTCGCCCAACCAGTCAATATAGTCCTTGACAATGGCTGACTGGCTCGTGTCATCACCCATGACCCACATGTCAACGTCATGTGGATTCAAACCATGCTCGAGCATAACCCGAGCATGTAGAATCCATTGCATTAACGAATTGTCGGCCAGTGTGTTGACACAGCCAGATTTTTGCACTCCAGGTACTTTCTGCCGCAAAAGTACCCCGCCCGAGGTTATGAATAATGGACCATCGAACAACTCGCTATAGCGATATTTCGCCAAGAGGAGCCACTTATCGAAAAGTTCGCCTCTCGTGACGCAAAGCTCACCACGCAGCTGCAAGACACAGTCCAGCATCCACAAACTCACGGTCCAGTCCCAGTGGCTCTTATCCACCGCAACTCTCTTTCCTGGAGGAAAAGCGCGCCAACCACCCTTAACCGGCGTCCATCCTATCTTTATAGGATTTCTTATCCAGTTTTGAGTCATTTGATCGTTCATTTCAGCAAACAACATATGATCAATAATTTGATCAACAACAGAAACTGACGATATCAGCCTAAACCTGCCATCATCTAGCTTCTTTTGTTTATGTGGTTCCTGTTTTATGAACAACCTTATAGGGTCAGCATCGCCAAGTTCCTCCAGTCTGCGCCTAACGATATCCCAAAAGATCAATACGACGTCGGAATTCTTATTTCCGACATCGTCAACCTTGAAGAGATCTCTATTAGTTGGAGCGCGGCGCATATAAGGATAACCCGGAGATGAACTCATCTCCAACCTATCCAAAGCGCGCAAATAATGTGTGAACGTACAAAAGTCCTCAGGTATTGTCCAAGACAAACTTGAGAAACAATTCCTCGCCTCCATTAAAAGCTGCGCTCCAACTGACGCTGATGGGGCATCCACTCTCAACCCCTCCCTAACCCCCCCATGGTACGACAAACTCCTTAGTTCTGCTTGGTTACCGAAACTTGGCCAACCATAACTTGCAGAAACCTTTCGAAGCTCTCTTGCATACTCTTCTGGGATGTTAGTATTTGCGATAGCATCTCCCCCTGAGACGGGGAGTGGGGGCTCGCAACCTTCAAACTCGAACCACTTTGTGATCTTTTCGAGTTCTTCGTCCGTGAGGGCTGGCGCTGTCCTAAAAAAGGAGAATTCTTAACCAGCTTCCTACTATCTATAGCGAAAGCCGACTCCTTAACTTCTTCAGCCACCGGCACCTGTGGATGAGTCTCTACCAAAGGTGTTCGAGGGTGTGTGCTAGATGACGGGACTTCCATCAATTGCACATCACCAACTGCCTTGCAATTCTTCCTGTGATTCGCCAGTTTATCCATATTTTTACATACAGTACTACAACGATCACATTCAACGCGTGAATGGAATTCTTTGACATGGCGTGACAGTTTTTCAACCGTTAAACAAACCATGTCGCATTGTTCACAAGGATGACGCACAGCATGGTCCTTCTTATGTTGTTCCAAAGTTTTCCCAACAAAGACTTCATCACACTGCGCACACTTCACCAAACCAACCTTAGCCATTGCCTGCTCCAGAAGTGACACACGCTGTGTCAAATCTGAGGGAACCACTGTGGTACGATAGACTTTTTCTTCGCCATCATTACCCTGTTGTTTAACAACGGTTTCCTCAGTTATGAATGCATTTTCTGCGAAGCTCTTTTGTCCCCAATTGGCGACCCGATCTTCCCAGAAATCCTCATCCTCCAACCAAGCTTTTGTGGCTGCGGCGTCGATCTCAACGTCATCCCACGTTTTCTTGACTATGGGAACACTCGTATCGACGAAGTCAGGTGAAGACTCTCCCTTGTAAATACAACGCCACTCACGCATTATCAGACTAGATGCAATTCCAACGTTTTCGCCAGCTATGTTGCCGGTATGCATACCGAAACAACAATTACCAACAAAGTAACCCGCCCCAGACATGCCCGGCAACGTACTGCCACTATAGGAGTACACACCCATACGTGTAGTACTCCTAAGTAGACCTGTAGTCGCTCCGGGCAATCCTGTACAAGTAACTTGATTGGCAAGCTTAGGCACGCCACGTTGCATCTTGACTGCTGTTGCACCCAACCTAGCCCAAATTGACGGTTCAACTGGGATATATACCAAATCAGGTATAACTCTTGAAGGAATCCGAGTTGTGGGGGTGAACAACACCTTCACACCACGGTTCGCTAACACAAAAGTCTTTTCAAGGTCGGCGACATGTGCAGGAGTAACCAGACAGTCATGGACACGCAGTCCGTACCCTATATGACTATCTGTCAATAAGCCTGATTTCATTATGGAAACCTGTCCCGGAGGTATAGACTTAACTGGTACGAATTGCGAACCCTCTCGCATAGCTTCTCCAACATAAACACCGCGAGAACGCATCACAAGCGTTTTTACGGGTTTCTTGGTTAACCGATATAGCAGATAGGAAGCTATGAAGCTACCCACTATATAAACAACGACACTTTGGGTGATCATCGCTACGACAGGTAAGATACTACGAATTTTCGTTTCCAGACCCTCCAACAGAGTTTCCGTCCACGTTAAAGGTATGGGCTCAGGCTCTGGTTCCATAAACATCAATTCCACCAATTTCTCTATTGGCCAATGAACCAATAAAACCAATCGATGGAAAAGTTTCGTAACGAAAACCGTCACATTCATTGTGACTTGAGCCGGAGTCCTACTTATCCATAGTACTAACCTGTACACGCCAGTGAATGCGACCGCAAGAGCGTAGACTACGCAAACCTTACAAACCACATTCAACATCTTGAACACCGGTATAAGAGGCCAGAAAATATCCAGGATCCAACCAACCACCACATTGGTAGGTCCCAGAGTCTGTCTCCTATGAGTGTCGTTGTTTTGTGTGTCCATTTCACTCGACAAAATACAAACGGTTATATGTAATTTCTATATTTTACAGATCGGAAG